AACGTCTCGACACTCCGAGCAAAATGGACCATCGTTTGCGTGCCGCGGCGATTGTGCCGGGCCAGATCAGGACGACCAGCATGTATATCCAACTCACCGAAGAGCAGATCGAGCGGCGCGCGGAGCGCAACATGGACGCGCTCGATCGCTGCCTGATGCGCGGCTCCATGGACCAGGCGACTTACGACGCCGAGGTCAAGAAGCTGGACCGCATCACGCGCGCGGACCTCGCGCGCGCCAAGCGGGAGGGCTGAGCGATGCCGACCACACCTCCGACCGTCCACATGAACGGCACCAGCCGGGAATCGCTGCTCAGCGGCTTCCGGGGAGCGCACTCGGCTCTGCTGATCGCCAGGGACGCGCTGGCTGCGACGATGCCGAACGGGCGCGACTTCTACGTGCAGCCCGCAGGCAGCTTGAGCAAGGCGATGCAGGAGCACGTCGATCGGCTGCGCGCCATCGACTCGCTGCTGCGCGACATGGAAACGCTCTACTGCGCAACGGAGGGCTGACACATGGCAATGACTCCTGGCCCCTGGCACTTCGACGGGCGGCGCTGGATCCGGGACGAGCGGGGCATCGGCGTGCTGCGGCTGCAGAACGGCGCGAACCCCGACGATGCGCGGTGCGCGGCAGCTGCGCCTGCCATGCTGGCAGCGCTGCGCATCGCGGAGTCCTTCATGGCAGGCTTCGAGGACGACGAGTTGCAGGACGGCATCGACGAACAACTGGCCACCATCCGCGCAGCAATCGTTGCGGCGCTGCCTCCCACCGATATCGGAGAACCACGATGAGCGTCGAGACCACGAGCGTCCCTGGTCGCTGGACAAATCGCGGCTACTTCGAAGCCGCCAGCATGGAGGGCGCGCGCTGGCGCACATCACTCCGGAGGCTGACGCTGCAGCGCGGCAGCTTCCATATCCTCGCCGTGGCGGAGATCCACGGAATGGGAGCGGACGAACGCTGGATTTTGGAGGTGAAGGGCTGGCAGTGGCAAGCGCATGGATCGCAGACGCAGTTCGTCGTCACGAAGCCGTTCCGGACACGCGCTGGTGCGATGCTTGAGGCCGAGGACATTATTGAGGCAGCTGCGAGGCAGCGCGGCTGATGCGCGGGCGCCGACGGAGCGCTCCTGCTGACCACCAGACCAAGGCTGCCATCGACCAGCGCAAGCCGGAAGTCGGTGACCGGGTCTGGTGCGCTGGCAGGCCCTGCGTCATCACGCACATCAACGAGGACGGCACCACTGGCATGGCATACGTGCGCCTGCCATCGCCCGGTCATGCAGCACTGAAAGCAAGCACGCGGAGACCGAAGTGATGCACGCGCCATCATCCGCTGATGCTGATCAGCGTCTCTTGAAGCCTGCCACGCCGCGGATGAACCCGTTTTGTGATTGGCCTCTCGACCGCCACAACACGGACTGGACACCTGCGGAAAACAAACTTCTGTCGCGGCTGTGGCACGAACCGGATCAGTCGAAGGCAGACATCGCGCGGCGGCTGCGTCGCACAGTTCCCAGCATCGCCATGCAAGCTGTCCGTCTGTCGCTGGGCCAGCGAGCGCAGGTTCCGGAATCCGATGCGCTCAAACGTCGCGCGAAACCCCAGCCGCATATGCGTCGCAATGGACAGCCATACACCAAAAACGAGGATTTGCTTTTGGCAACGCTGTGGTGCAATCGATCGTGGTCGATACAGGAGATCGCGCGCAAGTTGGAACGCTCGATCCCTGCCGTCTCCATTCGCGCGGGCGTGCTCAACTTGGGTCATCGACCGAAAAAACCGCAGAGGTCGCAGGAAGAGAAAGCGATGATGCGCCGCGCGTCTCGCGCGCGCAGGCGACGAGCACAAAGACAAGCTGCTGAGCAGATGCAATCGGACGCACCAGCGGCGCCAGGCGCAGCCAAGTCGGTGGAGGACGATCATGTGCAGCTGCTCGAAAAGGTAGACGGCGTGGTGCTGACCCGTCGCATCAACGCTGCGTGGTCGCGCGTGGAGGCGGGTGAGGATTGGCGGCATGTCATCGCCACAGCCAGGCTGACAGCAGTGGAAGCTGCTGCGCTGCGGCGGTGGATTGCGGACTGATGGACGCGCATGCGTGCTGTTCGACCTGTCTGGCTGCCTATGGCAATGCGGATGTCGCAGCGCTGCAGGGCTGCGTCTTGGCTGGCAATGTGGTGAGGCTGTGATGAACATCGTCGTTCCCATGCTGCGGCGGTGCTGGCGCTGCGGGTTCCGCCCGACGCTGCTGGTGCGCGTGAGCTGGTTGCCCATTGTGCGCATAGGCGAGGAAATGGATGTCCTGGCCCGGCCGCACATACTTGCGCGCTTGGGGTGCGAAAAATGCCAGGACCCGCGGTCCACTAGCGAGCGGGAGAGCGCCGGCCTCATCCCGTCCCCCGATGTCGTCGCCGCCTTGGCCATGGAGTGGAACGCAGCATGATCCACAGCAACAAGCTGCTCCGCATGAAGCTGTGCGTGTTTGAGCATCTCTGCGACGGATGAAAGACCTGAGCGACCTGCGGGTGATCGTGTCAGCCTGGCGGCGCGCGGAATACGAGAGCCGCGGCGGCAGCCGCTTCGCGCGCCAGCTTGCCGTCTACGACCTGTCGGAACTGTGGCGTGTCGAACTGGTCGGCTGGACCAGTGGTCCGATTTCAGCGGACGACTGCCGCTTCCCCACATAGCGGTCGACAGCAGCGGGGCGGTCTAGGACCGTCCGTTGGCGAGTAGTCGTCGCCGTCACCATGTGCTCATGGCTCGCCCTGTGGTCGACCTACACCCCGCGTTGGCCGGGGGGGCTAATCCCTGCTGCGTGGTGGCGCCGGGCTTTCACCGGCTGCTGCGCATGTCGTACTGCGCATCTGGCACAGCACCTGGCCGGGGCGCTGCACACTCCGTGAACTGGCGCGGGGTTTCCACCCGCTGCGGGCAATGGCCCTCTGTCCATCCGGCATGTGCTGCCGGCACAACGACGCTGGACGCGTCCTCCGGGATGCGCTGCCCGGTCAGCCAGGGATTGGCTCCAGCATACCATCACGGCCCTTGTTTCGCGGACCGCTACTCTTTGCCTTCATCGCCGCCCCCTGCGCGGCATCTCGTCGCTGCGCGGCAATGGCTATCGTCGCATTCGATTGGTCAGAAAAGCCCAGGGGCCTTTGTCACCACGCCGCCGCAGCGCCAGCATCCTACACTCCGCGTTGCTGCGCCGTCACGTCCTTTGCGAAAGCGCTGTCCGGGAACCGCGCAATCGCCTCGTTCTGCAGCCATCGCTCAGCATCTGCCATCGTCGGCAGGGTTTCCTCCGCGATGAACCCATTCATCTCATCGCCCAGCTTCGCGGTAAAACACCCGTCGTAGAACGACCCGATGCTGGCGTTGATCTCGCTGTCGTGGAGGCGCTGAAGAACGTGATTTTGCGGCATGTCCTGCTTCCTTGCCTGTGCCTGCCCGACAGTCCGGGGAGTGTGCGGGCCATTGATTTTTCACTGAGCGCAGCTACCCCGCATCTCCGCGCCAACCAGGGCGCTACCCTGCCACGCCTATAGCGACCCGTGGCATTTAGCCTCTCCACGTCCGAGGGATCCGTCGCGGGTGCGACTGCTGGTTCTATAGCGCCTCCGGCTCCGCATGGCCACACTGGCGCCACAGGGCGGCGCTGGGCGGGGTCTACGCGCCGCGGGCAGTCTGTGTGCCACGCCGCCCGCAAAACCCGCCCACGGGCGCCACAGGCACGCTGCCGTGCTGCTGCGGGTGTGCGTTGGCACTCCACAGCGCAGTCATCACCGCGGAGCGCAGCCCCGCCGCCACGCGCTGCGCTGCCATCCGGGTCCAGAACCGCTGGCCAAAGCAGCATTCCCAGCGCACGCCGTCGGCAGAGGACACGCACACGACCTCCCACCGGAACCACCCGACGCGACGCGGCACGAAGTCGTCGGGTTCGGGGACGGCGGCCTGGCGCTGTGTGGCTTTGGGGTTGGCGCTCGCCATCATCCAGTCCTCCTGCGGTTCCCGCCGGCCGCGGCTTCGCGCACCGCGCGGTCGAAGTACGCCAGCGTCGAGATTTCGAGATTGCCCCGCCGCTCCACCACGCGCCGGATCGTCGGCAGGATCGTGTCGATCGGATCAATCCCATCGTCCAGCCATGCGCAGAGCGGGCGCCAGTCGGTGTAGCGGGTCAGATCGTGCCACCCCAGCGCATCTGCCACCAGGCCGGCGATATCGCGGAGGAACCAGCCGCCGCGCATCTGCTTGCGCGCGCAGTTCATCGACTTCGGATCGATTTCCTCGCCAGGCGCCAAGCAGGCCCAGCGGTGTTCCGGGTCCGACAGCTTCGGCATCCACCGCTTCGGATCGCCGGCCGGCTCCGGGGGGATCGGCGCGTAGTTCAGGAACCGCGGGAAGGGGTTGTGCGGCAGCTTGTAGCCGGGCGGCGCGGACTGCTGTGGGGTGTCTCGGACAGGGAGCGCGGGCCGCGGCTGCGCGGCGTGTGGTGCTGGCCGCGCAACGCTGGGTTCCTCTGCGATAGGCACCAGGTCACCGAACAACCCGAACTCGAACCCTGGCGGCGGCGCTTCGCTCGCGCGCGCGTCTACTGGTTCTTGAATAGGTTCTAGGACAGGTTCGGGTGCACGTGGTGCACCCTCAAACGCACCAGGTGCACCCTTGGGCGAATCACGTGCACCCTTCGAGGGTGAATCTGGTGCACCCTCCAACCCCGCAGCAGATGCACCCTTGACGCGAGCAGCCCTGTCGCGTCGCGCCACCACGTGGAGGTCCATCCGCAGCGCAAAAAGGCTGCTCTGCCGCAGACGTCGCACGACCGTGATGTAGCCTTCCGCCTCGAGCACCTTCAGCGCGTTCTGCACCGCGCGTTCCGACAGACGGGACTCGGCTGCGATGGTGGCCACCGATGGGAAGCTATGTGCGCCGTCCTCATTGGCGTGCTGTGCCAGGGACAGCAGGACCATCTTCGTTGTGGTCGTGAGGCCGTCGACCTCCCACGCCCAAAGCATCGCACGGAAGCTCACGCGCGAACCTCACTGCGATTGCGCGCATGCGGGTTTTTGAGTATGTCTTCAGTCATGTGGCGATCCTCCTCGCTGCTAGGCCGGGTTGAGCAGCGTGCCATCGCGCTCCCCGGCCGTTCATTTCCACTCTGTCCCGCGCGCCAAGTCAACCAGGCTACGCGCCGCTCCGGTCGACGAAGCTGGTCGTCTCCGCCTCCCATCGCATCCGCACGATCTGCGGCCTGCCGCCGCGGACTTTCTCGAAGATCACCTCCGCCTTGCCGGCGAGCCGCGCTTTCATCTCGTCGTAGTCGCGCACCCGGCCCTGCCATTGCGTCAGCGGCTCGCCCACCTTCTGCTCCGGCGCGTCCTTCGGCAGGTAGTATTCCGGACGGTAAAGGAACGTCACCGAGTCCGCGTCCTGCTCAATGTCGCCCGACTGCCGCAGGTCCGACAGGGTGGGCCGCTTGTCCTCCCGCGCCTCGACGCCGCGGTTCAGCTGCGCCAGCGCCAGCACCGGGCACTTCAGATCCTTCGCCAGCTTCTTCAGCCCCCGGCTGATCTCGCCGACGGCTTGTGTCGGCCCCGCGCCGCGGCGGGCGCTGTCCGGATCGTGCGCCACGATGTGCAGATGGTCGACCAGGATCAGCGCCAGGCCACCGAACTTCCGATGCGCTTCCCGCGCGCGCACCGCGATCTGGCCGATGCTCAGCGCAGCCGTCTCATCGATGTCGAGCGGCATGTCAGCCAGTTCCTCGCGCGCCATCGCCAGCGCGGAGCGATGCCACTGGTGCTGGCCACTCTGCAGCAGCGCCGCAGGGATGTTGCCGAAGGCCGAGAGCGCTCGTTCGCCCAGTTCCCCCGCCTCCATCTCGAGGGACTGGAAGAACACGCCGCCCTTGGAATGGCCGTCCCGGCACGCCAGTCCGGCGTTGATGCCGACCTGCCAGCCGAGAGCGCTTTTGCCCATGCCAGGCCTTCCCGCCATGATGTGCAGCGAGCCTGGCAGCATGCCGTTGTAGACGCGGTCCAGCGTCGGAAACCCGGTGAGCGTGCCGCCGCGCCCTTGGCCCTTCGCCGCGCGCTCAGCCCGCGCAATCGCTATGTCCATGGCAGCGTTCATCGAGACCGCCGGCTCGCGCGTGCTGCCCGTCATCGACACCGTGTCCAGCCCGCGCACCGCAGTCGACAGCAGTTCCGTGACATCGACGGATCGGTCGAATGCGCCGTTCACCAGCGTCTCGCCCGCGTCAATCAACTCACGTCGCACCCAGTCGTCGACGATCGCGCGGGCGTACTCCTTGGCGTTGATGATGCCGACCATCGCGCCGAGCAGCTGGCCGATGTATTTCGTTCCGCCGACCTCCTCGAGCGTTGGGCTGTCAGCGAAGTATCGGGCCAGCATGACGCCATCCGCGACTCCGCCCGTGGCAGTCAGCCTGCCGACAGCCGTGTAGATCGCGCGATGCACCGGATCAGCGAAGTGGTCCGCTTGGAGGAAGTCAGCGACCGCGTGGTAGGCCTTGTTGTTCGCCATGATGGCGCCGAGCAGCGCTTGCTCCGCCTGCAAGTTTGTCGGCGGCAGGCGCTGCGACAGGCCGAGTATGGAGGATCCCGCGCCAGTGCTGGGCGGGCGTGTGGCTGCGCTCATCCGCGACGCTCTGCTGCCAGCGTCAGCAGATCAGCCAGCGACAGCATGGCGCCAGTCGTGCCGGTGATCTCCTGATGAATATCCGACTGTGCTGGATGCGTCGCCAGCCAAGCAGTCCATGCGCTGATCATGGCTGTGCGCTGGCGCTGCAACTCGGAGTAGGCATCCGGAGGCGGCTCTGGCGGCCGCAGATAATGCACGCTGGACATGCGATTCCCCTGGCTATGCACGTGGGGGATTCTACGCAGGTAATATCTACCCGGAAGCCCGACGCGCGCGGGGAAAGTACGCACGCAGGCTTCATGGGTCCAGAGATTTTTTAGGCTTTCGGCGCGCGGCTGTAGAGTTGCGCCATCTGGCGCGCAGCCGCTGCGAACATCTCGGCTTCGAATTCCGCGTCGTCGCGGCTCGGCTGCGCTGCGTGCAGCCAAGCGCGGAATGCATCGAGGTGAGCGTCTCTCAGGTCAGCCAGCCGGCGCGCGGGATCCCCACTGGGCTGCGCATGAGGGAAAACCACTACGTCGCCGTCGCTCACACCATCTGGTTCCACTGCTGCCGGCTCAGGACGAAGCGGCGCGCGAATTCCCAAATCACGCATGCGTCGGATTCGTTGTCGTCGCGCACAGCCCAGCCCTTGGCTTCGCACCACGACATGGATGCTGCCTTGGCGTTCTTGCGCGCCGACCCCTTGATGATGCGCTTCTGATCGTCGCGCTCTGCGAAGCCGCCGCGGCCCAGGACGCCCTTGCGCGCAGCCCCTTCCGGGATTTCCCGGACCTTGATGCTGAGCCGCCAACCGGACGACTCTGCGTGCGCTGCCAAGCCCAGCCCAAGGCGCGCAGTCGTCTGTATCTTGGCATACGGCAGGGCGTAGACAATCAGCGACGGCCGCGCGACCGCGGCGAAGTCCTCGATCTTGTTCTGCAGATCCACCCAGGACTCGCCCATGTCGTGCAGGCCACCGTTGAGCCGCCACCGTCCGATCCGGGGGGCATTCGCTCGCACATCGCCATACGCCCAGCCTGTCGTCAGCGACAGGTCCAGCGCGAGAATGCCCCCCGTATCGCTCATGCTCAGAACGCCGGCGGGCCGTCGGTGACGGGCGTGCCCGTCAGCTTGTCAGCAGCATCGACCGCTGCCTTGCGCGCCCGCGGCGTGGTGGCAGCCGCAGCGCGTGGTCGCCCGCGCGCGCCGCGACCGATCGGCACCACCTTGCTGGTGTCCATCTGCTCACCGTCATCGCTCGCTTCATCCGCGCCAGCGTCAGCCGGCGGCGCTTCCCGGGTGTCGGACGCCGGGTTGCGCGCGCGCCGCGTCGGCTGCTTGGGCGCCTTCGGTTCGAACGTCGCCATCACTTCCTCGCCTTGGCCGCGATGCCAGCCACGCGCCCACGCAGCGTGCTGGCTCGAGCCGACCTCATGCGGGTTGCTGTCGGCGCTCTCGCGCGCCCGCCCGGTGCGGTAGCCGTTCTCCTCTGCCTTCTGGTCGGTGAACAGCGAGACGGCTTCCTCGGTCGGCTCCTGGCCATCGGTGCCACCGAACAGGTCCGGCTGCTTCAGCCCGACATTCACCCCGGTCCAGTCGGCGTAACGGAATAGGTTCCGGATGTGCAGGCTGGCCTGCTCTTCCTCCACCTTGGTCAGCTTTTCGAGCACGGACAGCGCGAACGTGTCGACGCCGCCGTCCTTCATCCGCTTGAGCGCGACGCGATAGTTGGCGATCGCGGTTTCCATCGGCGCGCGCGCCTGCCGGAGTTCGCGGTAGAGCCGGAGGAACGTATCGGGCGCGAGCCCGCCGGACTCGTTGTGATCCAGTCGCTTGGCCATGTGGACCTCGTTATTGGGTGGGGGGAGTGGTCGGGATCGGCTGGTCGTCGCTGTCGAACAGATCCGGCCGCAGCGTGTGCTTCGACAAGTTCAGCGCATCAGCGATCGCGGGCACCACGCGCGCCGGCACGCGCTTCCAGACAGAGACAGCGCCTGTCGTGACGCCGGCTGCCGCAGCGAGCGCGCCGATGGACTTGGCAGCCGCGATTGCAGCCAGAACCCCTGGATCTGTCCTATGACGCTGGGGTCTGCCGCCGGCTCGCTTCCGCGGCGACGCGCTTGGTTGATCGCAATCCGGCTGCATCATGCTCTCGTTTCCAGGGGTTTTTAAGTTTCCACTTGGCAGGGTTTTATAGGTGAGTTATCGTCGCCGCATCAACCCTGGATTTGGCGATGGCACACGACACTCCCCCCCGACACTCGCAGCGCGGCCTGCGTTACAGCGAGTCGCGCGCAATCGCGCAGCTCATCCTGCTGCTGAGCATCGGCGTCGTCCTAGGAACCGCGGCTGCCGCGCTAGGTGCTGCTATCCTGTTCTGCCTCGGATGGCTGTGATGGCGCAGGACCGCAGCCAAGCGCCGCGGCGCGTCGACCAGCCCGAGACTGGCCACTTCAAGCTGCGCTTGGTGCGCGGTGGCCCATGGGTGGCAGCCGAGATCGAACGCGACGCGATGGGCGTGTGGTCAGCGACGATCGACGGCGAGCGCCAGAGTGGCGGCGCACATACCGATCCCGCCCTGGCCGACGGCGTGTTCCGCATCTGGCACTACGGCCACAGGATCGACGCCAGCGAGCATGCGTATCTGGTCGAGAGAGCGCGCTGGGCGCGCATCCATGCACCGGACAGCCCCGAGGCCAACCCGACGCGGCCGATCCGTGTCGGATCGCTCCCCCCCGCATTCTGACCAGGACGAACACATGGAAATCCCCCCCGACCTTCTCTTGCGCATCGCCAGCCGGCACGGCGAATTGGCGCGTCTGCTGGCGACCTACCGCAACCTGCAAGCGCGCATGGTTGCTCTCACAGCATCGGGCGATCAGCACGTGAGGATCTCTGTGCATCCCGCTGGCCATGAGCAGTTCAGCATGCCCATGCGTGCGGGCGTCATCCGCGCGCAGGTGGAAACGGAGTTGCTGTCCGTCGCTCGCCAGATCACTGCGGCAGCAGCAACGCCGTTCGACTGGACGCCCGATCTCGTCGCTGTGGCGACGCAGTCGTTCCCGCCCCCGCCATCCACCACCGAAGGAGACGACGACCATGGCTGACCCCGCACTCGCACAGCCCTCGCTGGGGCACAACAGCGGCGCGCTCGATCTGAGCCTGGCGCTGGACGCAGACCAACTGCTGCGTGACCTGCGCGCGGACACCACTGCGCTCGCCGCGCGCACCGAAGAACTGCTGGCAGCGTTCGAGCGCTTCGACGCGCGCACGACGGACGGCATCGCGGACGACGAGGTGCTGGCGAAGGCAGGCGACTTCGTGCGCCAGTTGAGCGCGCACATCTCTGCGGTCGACAGCCGTCGCACGGTGATCAAGGCCCCGGTCCTGGCCGCGCAGCGCGCGATCGACGGCTTCTTCAAATCCTCTCTCGCGGATCCCGTCGACCGGGCCAAGGCGGCAGTCACGCGCCGCATCGACGACTACATGCGCCGGCTGCGCGAAGAGGCTGCTGCGCGCCAGCGTGAGGAAGCAGCACGGCAGCGCGCGGAGGCGGATCGCATGGCGCGCGAGGCGGAGCAGCGCCGGAGCGCCGCACTGATGGACGCTGCTGTCGAAGCCGAGGCCAAGGCGGAGTCTGCGGAGGCTGCGCCTGTCACCGTCGCGCCTGTGCGGTCGGATTTCGGCACGACCATCTCGACCCGGAAGGGTCCGTGGAATGTGCGCATCACGGACATCGCAAAAGTGCCGTACCCCTTCCTGATGGTGAATGAGCCGGTGCTGCTGGCGACTGCGCGAACGAACCCGGAGATCGAAGCCGGAGGGCAGCCCATCCCGGGCGTCGAGTTCTACCGCGAGATCAAGTCCTCGATCCGCTGACCCCACCCGACCACAGGAGAGACGTCATGTCCGATTCCGACCCGAAGCCCACCCCGCCGACGCGGGCCACCACCATGCGGCTGTCCGACGCCAAGACGATCGGCGACGCGCTGCAGACCGCGCAGTTCCAGCGTGCCGTCGCGGACGCTGCGCCGCAGCACATGACCAGCCAGCGGCTGATGGCGACGTTCCGCCAGGCGGCGCGCAACAACCCCGCATTCGGCCAGTGCAACCTGATGTCCGTGCTGGGCGTGTTCATGACGTGCAGCTTCCTCGGCCTCGAGCCGAACACGCCGCTGGGCCACGCGTACATGATCCCGTTCGCCCGGAAGCGGTATGACAAGGCCAGCCGCCAGATGGTCGATGACGGCTACGACTTGCAGCTGATCATCGGCTACCAGGGCTACCTGGACCTGGCGTATCGCAATCCGCGCGTGAGCAGCATCGCTGCACATGCGGTCTACGAGGGCGACGACTTCAGCTTCGAATACGGCTCCAACGAGCACTTGCAGCACCGGCCCAAAGGGCTGCACGCCGACGGCGACATGCCGCGCTACTTCTACATGTTCTCGAAGCTGCAGGGCGGTCAGGCATTCGAGGTGCTGCCGACCTCGCGCGTGCTGCAAATCCGCAACGGCAGCCAGGGCTATCGTGCTGCGCTGTCGGCCAAGGAGCGCGCGGAGGAGAAGGGCTGGAAGATCCCGGCCAGCTACACCGAGGCGCCGTGGATCAAACACTTCACCGCGATGGGCCAGAAGACGGCGATGCGGGCTGGCTACAAATGGCTGCCAAAGACCGTCGAGATGGCGGCTGTGACGCGGCTCGAGGATGCGCAGGATCGCGGCGCGATCGACTTCGGACCGGTGCTCGAGGGCAAGGTCAACCCGCTGGACGAGGACTTGCCGCCCCTGTACGTCGAGCGCGCGGATCCCGGCGCTGCGTTCGGTGAGCGCAGCCAGGACGACGAGAGCCCGGCACCACCTGCGGCTGGCAAGCGACTGGATCCGGACAATTACCCGGGCCAGGACGGCGCCAGCACCCCGGTGCGCACGGAGCCCGCACAGCGCCAGCCGGCGCACCCCGCGCCACAGCCCCCGGCACCGGCTGACCCTGCACCACAGCCCGCCCAGGGCGCGCATGGTGCGGGGTTTGCAGCCTACCTGGCGGATGCCGCGGGCGATATCGTGGAGCGCTTCGGCGATGCCGGATACATGACCAATCCCGACGCGTTCGCTGCCGCATATGCCGAGGTCTGGACTGCCACGCAGCCGGACGATCGGCAGTCTCTGTCGGAGCACAACGCGGATGGCCTCGAGGATGCTGCACTGGCGTCGAGCAAGGCTGCGGGAATCCTGCGCGCGCTGGTCGACCGTGCAGATGCGGGCACGGAAGCCGCAGAGCCTGCGGCCGCAGCGCCGCCCACCGGCCCGACTGCCATCACGGTGGTGGTGACCAATGGTCGCCCGGACTTGAAGGCCTACCTGGACGCGTTGCGCGGCGCTGCGCAGGCGCAGGACGCCACCACATTCCCCGGCTGGTCGGCTCTGCAGCGGACCGTCATCACCGGGCTGTCGCAGGTGACGCGCCGCGCAGCGGAGAAGATCGTCGCGGACCGCGCGACCGCGCTGGGCACCGACAATGCGCATGTCGCGCAGCAGCCGGAGCCGGATAAGGAACCGCCGCCGCCGACCGGCGATGACGCGCCGGGCAGCGAGCCGAGCGATGGCGGTCTGATGGGTGACGCGCTGCCGCCCGCGCAGTGGAGCCGCACAGCGCAGTCGATCGTGGACGCATTGATGGAGTGCCATTCGATCCATGACCTCGACGCCCTGGGCAACAACGCTGCGACCAAGGTGTCGTTCCGCAAGGTGTCGGAAGCGGATGCGGACGAGGGCAGTCGCCTGCGGGAATTCGCCACGCAGCGTCGCGCGGATCTGACTGCGGGCAAGAAGTAAGGAGCGCCAGGATATGGCCAAGAAACTGACAGCATCCGTGCTGGCCACTCCCCACGCAGATGTTTCGCCCATGCATGTTGAGCAAGTCGCAGTCGAAGGTCTGCTACAGCACCCGCGCAACGCGCGCACCATCCAGCCCACGAAGGAGCAGACGGCGGCGCTTGTGGCGTCAGTGCGCGCCGTCGGCGTGCTGATGCCGGTCTTGCTCGCACCCATGGACGGCGGTGGCTGGGGCGTGGTGGCAGGCTGGCAGCGTGTGCGCGCTGCGCAGGTTTCGGGGATTCCCACGGTCCCTGCTGTGCGCATGCACCAGCCCGACGCGATGCTGGAGCGCGTGTCTCTGCTCGAAAACTCGCTGCGATCCGACATGCATCCGGTCGACACGTGGCGCAGCGTGGACACACTGATGCGCGGCGGCGCCACGCTGCTTGGTGCTGCGCGTGCGCTGGGCCTGTCCGATCGCGAGGCCACGCAGATGCGGATCCTGGCAGGCATCCACCCGACGCTCCTGGAAGCCATGGCGAACGAGGACGAAGTTCCTGGCATGTGGATCCTCCGCGACATCGCGCAGGCTGACCACGCACGCCAGATCGAAGCCATGAATGCTGCATGGCAGGGCAAGGGAAAGAGCCGCACCTTGCATTGGAACACCGTGGCTGCAGGCTGCCGCGTGACCCGCATCGCGCGCGTGCATGCGGTGTTCGACGTCAAGACCGCTGGCGTGGAATTCCAGCGCGATTTCTTCGCGGAGCCGGGCAGCGATAAAGAATGGACCACCACGGACGTGGAGGGATTCATGGCGGCGCAGCGCGCGGCGCTGGATGCGTTCGTCGCTGGCAACGAACATGCTGGCGTGTTCGACTACCTGCCGAACGGCTGGTCTGCTGCTGTGCCGCGCGAATGGCAGCAGCTGCGCTGGATGGACAAGATTCCGAAGGAAGTCCCTGACTTGCCTCTCGACCAACGGTTCGTGGTGGCGCTCAAGCCCACTGGCGAGGCTGCAGCGTGGGTCTACCGCGTGCCAGAAGCCTCGCAGCGCACCAACCCGGAAAATCCGGGTAGCTCCAATCTTCCAGTCGAACCAAAGCGCTTGATCACCGACGCGGGGCTGCGGATGGCGGCCACCATGAAGCACCAGGCGCTGCGGGACGCACTGGCGAATTTGCACGACTACCCACCCACGGACACCGTTCCCATCCTGCTGCGCGCGCTGCTGGAATGCCTCGGCGCTCAGAACGTCACGCCGGGCGCCGCTCAGAAGCACGCAGCTTTGGAGGCGATCGCTGATGCCACGCCAGACGGCGGCGAGCCGGATCCTCTGCAGCTTGTGCGGATCGCCACGGAGACCATCGCCGCGATGCTGGTGTTCCCCGCGCCGAAGGTGTTCTCCAGCGGGCCGGTCGCGGAGTCAGTCGCGCTGTCGCTCGGCGCAGACCGCCATCTGCCGCGCTTCGACACCGCGGACTTCCTGGCGCAGTGCAGCGGCGCTCTGCTGCGCGAGGCAGCCCGCCATTCGGATGTCCAGCCCGGCCAGCGCGTGCCGAACGGCGTGGGCGAACTGCGGCACTTCCTGGTTGGCAAGCTGCCCGACTGGCGCCCTGTTGGCTTCCTGCAGGAGGCTGCCGGAGATGAATGACGACAAGGAGTGGACGAAGGAGGACATCGCCAATCTCACCAAGCTGTGGTCGGATCCGCGGAATTCGCTGTCTGCCATCGGGAAGGCTCTCACCCGCAGCAAGAACAGCGTTGCGGGCAAAGCGCACAGGCTGAACTTGCAGCCGAGGCCGTCTCCGATCAAGCGCGATGGCGACAGATGCGCGCAGCCGCGAGTATTCAAGTCGCGTCGGGTCACTGGCGCCACGCTGCCGGTCCTGGCCAGCCTGGACGCACCCGTTCCTGTCGATCCGCAGCCCACGACGATCGCACCACAGCCTGCGACTCCTGCTCCCGCTTTGCCATCAGCCGGATGGAGCGGTCGCGTGCGCGACTGTTGCTGGCCGATCGGCGAGCCTGGCACAAAAGCATTCCGGTTCTGTGGCGAGGACTCCCTGCCGGGCAGGAACTACTGTCCGAAGCACCACGCGATCGGCACCATCTCCCCGCGCGCGCTGCTGCGCGAGAGCGCCACGCTGGCAGAAGTCGAGGCCTACGCGGCAAAGCACCGAGTGTTCGTGAAGAAGGCCAGCGGCATGCTGGGTTTGCTCGTGGCAGTCAACAACCATCGTCGCGCTGCCGGCGACTTACCGTTCACGCTGAGCAAGCACGGTGCCGCGTCACTTCCCAGCGATGCGTCGCATGCGGAAAGTAGCACCCCATGACCCCCGACCAGGCACGGCAGCGGGCGGTGGCTGTCGCAGTCCAAGCCGTGTGGGATGGTCCGGGCGGGGTCATCTCCGACAACGATCTGATGGTGGCCATCGCCGCTTACGAAGCCGCGCTCTGGCAGCCGATCGAGACGGCGCCGAGGGATGGGACGCGCGTTTTGTTTTTCGCCCCCCACTACAAGGGAGCATCCGACGCCATCGAGGGATCATTCCACGGCAGCGTGCAGCGGATTGACCAATGGAAGAACGGCGCCTGGTGGCAGATGCGCCCGGGCCAACCCTACACCCACTGGCGCCCGCTCCCCGCCGGGCCGGGAGGCGCGGCATGAGCGCGCGGGATGCGATGATCCGAGCGTTGACCGGCCCAAATGTGGGATTGAGCGTGTTCCAAGCGGTAGACGTGCATACCGCGCTCCACGCCATGCCCGACGCCGCACGGATCGCCCTGGCGCGGGCGCTGGTGCCGCCGGGGTGGGTGGTGGGGAAGGTGCCGGATATGGATGCCGCGCCAGAGGAAGAATACGGATTGACGGAGTTCCGTGAGGGGCGTCGGGTCGGCTGGAACGCCTGCCGCGCCGCCTTCATCAAGAGCGGGGAGGAAACGACATGAAGCCGGAAGATGTCAGGATGACAGCCATCCGCGCCATTTGTCGGGAGCGGTGTGCATTCATGGGCGAGCCTGCGTACTGGCAACTGGACTACGACGATGGTGGCCCCTACCAGTTCCCGCCAGACAGTTGCGATGAACCCGGGTGCGCGGCTATCGCTGATGCCGCCCTCGCCGCCGTCGCCCCGCTGATCGCAGCGAGGGAGCGGGAAGATTGTGCGGCTCTGGTAGAGGATGCGATCTACACCAGCGGCGGGGAACAACCTTTCTTGCGGTCGCGCTCGGCCAGTCCCAGCCAACGCCACATCCGCGACTTGCACCACGACACGCTTGCCGCCGCCATCCGCGCGCGAGGCACGCCATGACCCGCGCCGAGTTGATTGCCAAACTGGAAGCGGCGGAGGGGGCGAGCCGGGAGTTGGATGCAGAAATAGATATTCTGGCACTAGAGAGTGGATGGCGCGAGGAACGTTATATGACGCCCGACACCACCCCTCACTACACCTCCAGCATCGACGACGCCCTGACGCTCTACCGTGAACATCCTGCGTTCGTCTCCACCGATCCCCGCCAAGTATGTATCGCCGCGCTCAAAGCAAGGAACGAGACATGACCGACCGCTGCGAACCCCCGGAGCATCTGCGGGGCGTGGATGGGTGGCATTGGGTGCGGTGCGGTTATGATGGCCGGTCATTCATCGCCCGATGGAGCGCCGCCCCGCACTCTGGGCTTGAGCCGCTTTGGGCGCGATATGGCGAGAGTGCTACCCCAGTTTGGGCTGCGGCTCATTGGGATTGGCGCTACCTCGCCCCCGTCGCCACCCCGGAGGAAGTCGAGGCGCTGCGGGCGGAGCGGGATGAAGCCTGGAAATTCCAAGGCGAAGCCCACCGGCTACGGACCGGCAACAAATTGTTGGCCGATACCGTCCGAGCATGGGGGTGGGAGAACCGCAAGCAGGAAAGCAACGGAGAGTTGATCGGACGCGCGTTGCACGAAATGCACGCCGAAATCACCACACTCCGCGCTCGCGTGGAGACGTTGGAGGCGGCGCTACGCAAGATAGCAAATAGTGGCATCGAAACATTCGCCATCAACGTAATCGGCGGCGATGACATCAGCGTTGAGGGCAGCAACCGATTTGCACATGAACGCGACGTGGCTTGTATCATGGCCACAGCCCGCGCCGCGCTGGAGGGCAAGCCATGACTGACCGCACCGCCGCCGAGGTGATGTGCTGCCCGAGTGGGTGCGAGAAGGACACGCGCAGCCACAAGACATGCTGTGCTGGCGGCTTGGCCGGTGCCGTCGAGAACCTCCACGCCGCGGGGTTCATGATCGTTCCGCGCGAGCCGACTGACCAGATGGCAAAGGCCGCTGCCAACGTATGCGGAAGCGATGTCGTCTATCGACGGGCTTACCGCGCCATGACCGACGCGGGGGAGTTGAAGTGATGGTTGAAAACTCGCTCAATCCAATCGCAGTGACGTTCGCCATGGTGGAGCACGCTGCCAGGCTGATCGCTGCGGCAAACCCGGAAGCTGCTGCTGCAGCCATCCGCCAAGGCATCGACGCCAGCTTCTACACTGACCCGACGCTCGCGCAGCGATACCTGGCGCAGCGCGCGGACATGGAGCGAAAGCTCGCCATCCTCGACGCCGCGGCGATGCTGCTGCGGCACTGGACCATCATCAAGGAGAATGCAAGTGGCTGACAACACCGCCATCGAGTGGACCGACGCCACTTGGAATCCGATCACCGGGTGCAGCGTCGTCTCGCCAGGATGCACCAACTGCTACGCCATGCGGCTCGCCGGCACGCGGCTGCAGCACCACCCCAGCCGCGCCGGGCTGACCCGCGACAGCAAGGCCGGCCCGGTCTGGAACGGCGCTGTGCTGTTCAACGAACAGTGGCTCGACCAGCCGCTGCGCTGGTCGAAGCCGCGCATGATCTTCGTCTGCGCGCATGGCGACTTGTTCCATGAGTCCGTGCCCGACGAGTGGATCGACCGTGTGTTCAGCATGATGCTGCGCGCCTCGTGGCATACCTACCAGGTGCTCACCAAGCGTCCCGCGCGCATGCGGAGCTACGTCACCCGTCTCTACGAGCTTGCGCAGAGCGATGACTCTGAATGGTTCGCTCGCGGTGGCGTCACACCGGTGGTGGGCGGGTGGAAGGTGCCGCAGCACATCTGGCTCGGGGTTTCCGCCGAGGACCAGAAGCGCGCAGACGAGCGCATCCCGCACTTGCTTGCCACCCCGGCGGCGGTGCGGTGGGTGTCGGCAGAGCCTTTGCTCGGGCCGGTGGACCTGCGTGCCATCTATCCCGACACCACCATGCAAATCGACGCGCTGACCGGCGACGCCGAGCATTTGCTCGGGTTCCAGGCACGAGCCTCGGCGCGCCTCGACTGGATCGTGGCCGGCGGCGAGAGCGGCCCCGGCGCGCGGCCGATGCATCCGGCCTGGGCGCGATCGCTGCGGGACCAGTGCGCTGCGGCCGGGGTGCCGTTCCACTTTAAGCAGTATGGCAACTGGGCTCCGGCTGATTTTGAGGTGCTGGGCGACATGCCGCGGGTCCACGAATTTGAGGACGGCACCCGCGTCGGCGACTTTGGCAAGAAGGCTGCCGGCCGCCTGCTCGACGGCCGCGAGCACAACGGAGCACCCGCCCATGGGTGACCGCCCCATCATCTTCTCCGCGCCGATGGTGCTGGCTCTGCTGGCTGGCACCAAGACGCAGACGCGGCGGCTGGCGTGGCGCGAGAAGCAATGCCCCGGTGGCGCGATCAACGACGGCGGGGGGCAGATGGATTACGTCGAGCCGTCCGTCGTCCGCATCCCGTCGCCCTGGCGCAAGGTCAAACCCGGCGACCGGCTCTATGTCCGCGAGAGCGCGTACATACTCGGCCACTGGCGGCAGGATGGAGTCACCAAATCTGGCAGACCGAAGCTTCGTTTCATCACTTCGTCGAGACGCATGGCTCTGTATGTCAGCGATGCGCTTGAGCCAGGCCAGGCAATCATTTCCGCCACTGGCGACATGCGGGTGGCCGCCGGGCAGGGTTTCTGGCTCCGCCCCTCAATCCACATGCCCCGCTGGGCCAGCCGGCTCACCCTGACCGTCACCGACGTGCGGGTGCAGCGATTGCAGGAGATCAGTGAGGAGGATGCCGAAGCCGAGGGGCGTCCGATCTGCCACCAGTGCGGCGGCTGCGGCTGGCAGAACACCGGGCCGGACGGCGGCGTGCAATGCAATGCGTGGATGTGCGGCGAACCCGATCGCGAGTGGTTCGGTGCCACCTGGAACCACATCCACGGCCCCGGCGCCTGGGACGCGAACCCGGATGTCGTCGTAATTTCGTTTCGCTGCGAGCACCGCAACATTGACCAGGTGGGGCCGTGAACGCTCTTTCGGATTTGGTTGGCCAGCGTTTCGGACGGTGG